ACCTCGGCCGAGGCGCCCGGCAGCTTCGCGGCGAGATCGAGGGCGGCGGCGCCGAAGCTCGACAGCTTGGCCTCCATCCAGAACAGGCCGCGCACGAAGCTGTCGGCCATCCCGAGCGTCGCCTCGCCGAAGCTGATCACGACGTAGGCGGCGTCCTCGATGGTCGTGATGACGGCCTGGATGATGGCGTCCTGGTGGGGCCCGAAGGCCTCGCGCACGGCGTTCGCGATGGGGCCGAAGGCCGCCGCCAGCACCGGGCTGGTCGCGACGCCCTCCGACATCCGGTCCCACATGTTCGACAGGGCGACCGTGCCCTGGTCGACCAGGTCGGCGAAGTCGACCTCGGCCTCGCCGGTCTCGGCCAGGGTCCGGGACAGCTCGGCGAGGATGGCGTCACGCTTCGCCGCCTGCTGCTCGGCCTCGGTCATCTGGCCGACTTCGATCCCCAGCGCAGCGGCGTGGCGCTTGACCGCCGCCTCGGCGTCGATGTTCAGCCCGATCCCCTTCAACTGGCGGTCCTGGCCGGTGGCCATCGCCTCCAGCAGGGTGTCGTAGGCGGTCTTCGTGTCGCCGCCGACGCGGTCGGCCAGCACGCGCGACGAGGCCGCGGCCAGGCGGAACTGCTCCTCGGTCAGCTTCAGGCCCTGCCCCATGGCCTGATTCGTCGACTTCATGATGTCGAGGTCGCTGACGGTGCCCTTGAGGGCGGTGCGCAGCACGCCGAGCATCGTGTCGCCCGTGCTGCCGGCCGACCGGTTGAGCAGGTCGAAGTGCTGCCGGACGTCGGCGACCTCCGAGCCGTGGGTGCCCATCACGCCGATCACGCCGGCGACCGCCCCGACCGCCGCCACGGCCGCGGCCGCGCCGGCGGCGATCGCGGCGAAGGACACCGAGAACGCCGGGCCCAGGCTGACCCCGCCGGTCTTGGCCTTGCCGGTCGTCTCCTCGAGGCCGAGGACCTCCGCGCGCGCCTTCGCGAACTCGGCGGCCGTCAGGTTCTTGGCCGCGATCTTGATCGTGATTTCGCGCTCGTTGGCCACGGCCTAGCTCCCGCTCCGGCGCGCGGCACGATCGGCGGCCGCCCGGAGGGCGCGCTCGGCGAGCACCCCGTTCGCGATCCGCGCGATCCAGGACAGTACCGCCAGCGTCCGCGGTGACTGGTCGTCGACCCCGCCCGCGGCCGGCAGCGCGATGCGCTCCCAGTACGGCCCCCCCGCGCCGGTGCGCACCGCGTGCGTCATCCGGAACAGCTCGAGGTCGGCCTCGATGTCCGGCGTGAACACGCGCACGGGGCAGGTGTGGGCGACGATCATGGCGTCGACCCAGACGGGGTCAGGGCCGGGGGCTCCGACACAGCGTCGAGACTCGCAGAGGCCTGCGGTGGCGCGGCACTTGGCGCAGTCGCGGCCGGTGTCGGCCCAGGGGGAGGTATCGGGCCGGAGCTGCTCGAGGAAGGCGTCGAAGCGGACCGCAATCGTGAGCGCCTTTTTTTTTCCAGGTTGAGGGTGTTCTCCTGCGCGATCGCCCGCAGCAGCGTGCCGAGCATCTCGGGGTCGCCCTCGAACGCGGCCGCCAGCTCGGCCCCGGTCGACACCGGGCGCTCGTCGCCCGCGGCATCGACCGCGCTCAGGGTGACGCCCGGCTGCACCCGCACGAAGCGGGTGATCTGCTCGACGGCGAACGTCAGGAGGAACTCGGCGTCCGCCATCTCGGCGTCGAGGTGCGCCTGGCGCGCGTCGGGCGCCATTTCCTCGAGGCGCTTCATCCGTACCACCGCCATCGAGAGCTCGTCTTCGCCGGACCGGCGGAAGATCGCCCTCGTCGACGGCGGCTGCTCGATGCGGGCATACCCACGCATGAACTCGACCAGCTGGTCGCGCGTGAACACCGCGATGCGCAGCGGCAGCCCCGTGCCGTCCGGCGTCGGCACGTCGACGTCGGTGTAGCGGGTCAGGGTGATGGGCGGGCGCTCGGTCATGGGACTGCAGGCTCGTGGCACGGGGCCGCCACCGCGGGGCGCCGCGGCGGGTCGTTCGTCGGTCCTATCCGTGGCCGTCCCCTGTGGGAGGGCGCCAGCGGTCGGCTCTGAGCGCCGGCGCCGTCGCCCGGTGGGTCCGGGTCGTGCGGGGTCGTGTTGTCAGGCGATGCCGAGGAAGAGCTCGTCGTTCTGGCCGAACAGCTCCAGCGCGACGCCCTTGTACGGGGCCTTGACCGGCGAGTCCGGATCGTCGAGGTCGGCGACCTTGTACTCGCTGTTGGGCGCGTGGAGGGCGAAGCAGTTGCCCTCGGTGTAGCCGCCCTGCATGAACGTCGAGACGTAGGTGCCGGCGATCGCCTTGTCGTACAGCGCCGCGGCCGTCTCGTGGTAGGTGTCGAGCGTGAGGGCGACCTCGCGGCGCCCGCCGCGGAACGCCTCGGTGGCGCCGGTGACGCCGTACTCCTCGTTGCGCACGAACATCGCGTTCTTGATCTCGACGGTCAGCTTGAGGAACTGCAGCGCGGTATTGTCGATGAGCAGGTCGCCGGACAGCCCCGACGGCGGGTTGCCGCCGACCGTGGTGAAGCCGCCGGGCTGCGAGGGCGTGCCGGTGACCTGGTCCTTGGCCGGGCCGCTCGCCTTCAGCATCGGGTTCCCGTTGGCGTCGAGCTCGATCGACAGCATGTCGACCGGCGCGCCGCGCACGCTGCGGATGAGGCCCGCCGTGCCGTCGGTCAGCTTCAGGTAGTGCGCGAACGACAGGGACTTCACCAGCGCCCCGGTCAGGCTGTAGGTGATGCACCCCTTGCAGGCCGCGCCCGACGCCGGGGCCTGACCGGCCGGCAGTTGCGGCGCCCAGACGAGCGTCGTGCCGCTCGTGCCCGTCGCCAGCCGGCGCAGGCGCTTCTTGCCGTCGGGGCAGGTGATCAGCACGAACTGCCCGATGGCGAGGCCGGTCGCCGACGCGACGGTGCCGCCGCTGACCGTCGGCGTACCCGAAAAGGTCGTCGACAGGGTGATGTTCGCGACCTGGCCGAACCCGGCGAGCAGGATCGCCGCCTGTTCCGGCAGCGTGTTCAGCACGCCGGACGGACGGAAGATCCCCTCGTAGCTCCAGGCGGCCTTCGCCCGCGTGTCCCGGCGGCTGGTCGTGCTGTGGCCCGCCCCCTGCGTCTTCTCGAGGATGGGCTCGCGGCCGAAGGGGTCGTAGGTGAAGCCGACGTTGACGTGCCGGCAGGCGTCGGTCGCGGCCAGCGACGGCGTCGTGCCGTAGGTCGACTCTTCCTTCACGTAGAGCTGTCCCTGGCGTCCCAGCGTGAGCATGGCCTACTCCTCGTCGTGTGGCGCCGGGATGGGCGCAGCGGCCGGCTGGGCCGGCTGGAAACAGGTGGCGTGCGGTCCGAGCGCCCGCTCGAGCGTCATCGGGCCCTGGTCGTCGTCGCCGATGACCTGGTCGAAGTCGACCTGGGCGCCCAGCGTCAGGTGGTGCCCGATGCCGCGGTTGCCGTGGATAAACAGCTCGACGGGTTGGGTGCACACGAAGATACGCGGCTCGGACCGCCGTGAGCGGCTCATGTCGGCACCCCATACTGGCGATAGAGCTCGCAGTCGATCGCCAGCTGCGCGACGACCTCCTGCCCATTGCGTCCCGGCAGCCACTGCCGATTGCGGATGCGCGTGTCGACGACCTCGCCGCCCAGGCTGGTGTCGACCCCGAGGGCCTTCTCGACGTCGGCGATGCCGCGGGTGTAGACCTGCATCCGGTAATCGGACGACACGGGCTGCGGCGTGCCCAGGGCCTCGTTCTGCGGCGGTACGCCGTCGTGGACCCAGGTCACGAGGAAGGGCGTCAGCACCTTGACCTCGCCGCTGGCCAGATACTCCCAGGTTTCGTCCTGCTGCTCGATGATGATGATCGGACGCGGCGCGCCGGGCGCGACCAGGGCCTCGACGTCGGCGTCCGGGTCGAGCAGCACGCACGCGTCGTCGACGCCGTAGTAGAAGCCGGCCGAGACGGCGATGGCCTGCAGCGCCGCCTTGAGCGCCGAGAGCACGCGGTAGTCCTTCGGCTCAGCCACGGGCCTGCAGTCTCTCGAGCTCGTGCGTCAGCGTGGCCGTGAACGCCTCCTCGGCGCGGGCCTGGCCGGCGCGTCGATAGCGCGCGAACACGCGCCCGATCGATGGGCCCATCACCTTACGGATCGGCAGGCGGCGTCGGCCGGCGCGGAGGAAGACGCTCTCCTTCCCGTTCGGCATCGTGGCGAGGAACATCGACGACAGGCGGTCGGCGACTGGTAGCCACCGGCGCTGGTCCCGGACGACGATGTCGTCGCCCACCTGGCCGCGCACGCGCACGCCCGTGCCCCGCCCGCGCGATGGCCGCGGCCCGCGGACGCCGAACGCCATCAGGGGCAGCCGCTGAAAGCCGGCGGCAATCTCCATCACCGGGTCGTTCTTGGTGGGCTTCCGGTAGCGCAGCGACTTGGTCACGTCACCGACCTTCAGGCCGGTGTCGCTGGCGATGCCCCGCGCCACGAACGTGCGCCCGGCCGTGCCCGCCCGGTCGAGCGCGCGCACGATCGCCGACTGGGCCCGAGACGGGTAGGTCTCGAACTCGTCAGCCACCAGTCGCACGCCGTCGATCGTGATCTGCATGGGCCTCGTCAGGGCACCGGGACGACCGCGGCCTGGTAATGGTCCGCGGTCGCCTGCTCGATGCTGTCCACCTGCCATCGACGCACCGGCGCCGCCGCCGCGGTGGCTTCGGGGGCGTCGATGAACGTGTTGCGCGGGAGCGTGGGACACGCGGCCCGCGGCACCGCCAGGACACGCCGGGCGTCCCGTCGGGGAAAGTCGCGGCCGACCGGCATGCTCTCGTCGTGCAGCGGGGTCGGCCAGATGACCCGGGTCGCGATGGGCGCGCCGTCGGGGTGCGGCCGCGTGACCGTGGCCGCCACCCCGTGGACCGCCAGATTGGCGGCCAGCACGCGCCCACGCAGCGCGCCCAGGTCAGCCATGGGCGGTTTAGGTCACCGTGCCCGGGATGCCGTTGAACCGGACCTTCATCGACGTGACGCCGTTGCCGGCGGCTTCCATCGCCGTGGCCGGCCCGCCGCCGCTGACGTCGCCCGTCGCCGGCGTCGCCGCGTTGTCGTCGAAGGCGGCCGCCGAGGCGTCCCACACCAGGGACTCGCCCTGGGCGATGACGGCGCCGCTGACCTTCGGCACGGTGAACACGCCCTTGATGGCCACCGGGCCCGACGCGCTGCCGGCGATGGCCGCCAGCGCGACGCCGAGAATCTGGCCGACGCGCACGACCTGGCCGGACACCACGGCCGACCCGCCGTTGGTCCAGGTGATGACCTCGCCGCCGCTGACGTAGTTCTTTGCCATGTCCCGTCCTCTCGCTCGGATACGGCCCCGAGTGGCCCTTCTGACGCCTCAAGGGCGGCCCGTTGCCGGGTCCCGCCCTGGAGGTGCACGCCGATCGGCGGTTCTACGCGCCGGGGTTCTTGAAGAGCCCGCGGTGGTCGATGACCTTGGCCGCGAAGTCGTGCCGGCACTTGATCTCGAGGCCGTCGATGTCGAAGCCGATCCGGCTCTCGACCATCGGGCCCTCTTCGCCCTCGAGCGATCCGTACTCGATGATGTCGACCTGGTCCGGGGACGCCGCGAGGTACCAGGACACCGCGCTGCCCGCCGTCGCGCCGATGCCGACCTCGAGCCGCGGCTCGGAGATCACCGACAGCCGGCCCGCGAACGGGTTGACCGAGGCCGAGGCGCTGGCGACCAGGTTGGTGCTGACGAACTGGTCGGCGAGCGTTTCCTTCGACGGCGGCACGATGAGGAACATCGGATTGACGTTCAGCAGGGTCGTCGCGTCGATGCCGGTCTGCTTGCGCATCGCCGCGCGCCCGGCGCCGATCGAGGCTACGGCGATGGCGTCGCTGGTGCCCGACAGGTTGGCGTGGGTGGAGTGGAACAGCGCCACGCCGTCGCCCATCGTCGGGTTGCTCAGGATCTGCAGCCAGACGAGGTTGGACTCGAGGTTGCGGGCGGCGCGGCCGAACAGCATGGCCACGCGCGAGAACGCGTCGGTGTCGTCGTTGACGAGCGCCTTGCGCGTGATCGCGAAGATGCGTCCGTAGGTCGCGAGCTGGAACTCTTCCTTGCCCTCGCCGATGGTGCCGCGGGTGAACTCGCCGTGCTCGTCCACCTGGAGGAGCTGGGGCGCCTCGCCGATCTGCAGGCGCTTGACGGCCTTGAAGTCCGGTAGCGTCACGCGACGGGCGATCGCGGTGAACGTCTGCGGGGCCTCCTCGTAGGCGCGCCGCAGCGTCTTGTTGACGACGTCGGCTAGGAGGTTGGCGTAGTCCGACGTCGTGTGCATGCCGGCGCGGACCGTCAGGCCGAGCGCGGCGCCGGCCATCTCCATCTTCGAGAACCCGGTCGTCCGGATGCCGGCGCTTCGCAGGAACAGCCCTGCGGTCTCCATGAGGGTCAGGCCCCGGTACTGCCGGCCGGCGTCCTCGAGCTTGAACCAGACCGGCGCGACGCGGTGGAGCAGCGCGTTCTCGATGCCAGAGCGCACGTGGACGAGCGGGTCGTCGCCGAGCATGATCTGCGCCTGGGGGCCAGCCCCCGGTCGCGGGCCGCCCGCGTCGCGGCGCGCCAGCTCGGTGAACACGCGAGACTGCGCGTCCACCAGCACGACGCCGTCGGCGATGAGCTTGTCGGCGAACGACTGCGGCAGTCGCGCCGCCCGGCAGGCCGTCAGGATGCCCTGCACCCGGGCGCGCTCGTCGTCGACGCCAGCGTCGCGCTCGTTCGGCTCGTCGTCGCCGCCAGCGTCGGCGGCACGACTCGTGCTCGGCGCAGGGGCGCCGGGGTCGAGCGGGTTGCGCTCGACGAGCGTCTCCGACGCCGCCGTCACGTCGGCCTCGAGGTCGCGGATCTGACCGTCGAGGAACTCGATCTCGGTCATCTTCGCGTCGAAGTCCGCCCGCGCCTGATCGTTGGCGAAAGCGCCGTCCTTCCCCTTGAGGGCTTCGGCTTCTCTCAGCAGCTTGGCTCGCTTCTGACGGAGTTTCTTCAGCATCGTGATCCTCGTTGGTCCTGGTTGGCGTTACGCCATGCGCGCCTTGGCGAGCAGAAGCCGCCGCAGGCGATCCGAGTCGCTGTCGGGCCTGACCAGCAGGCAGTAATTTGTCGTGCCCGGCTGGGTGCTGCGCGTCCGTGCGCCGGCGTCGGCGCCCATCGGGACCATGCTGATCTCGTAGGGGTACCACCGCGTCGCCAGTCTGATCTGGACGCCGTTCTTCTCGCCGACGACTTCGTACTTCAGCACCTTGTAGCCGACCGAATTGTTGCGGACGATGCGATCCTTGACCTTCCGGAACACCCGATCCGCGGCGGGATCATCTTCGGCCTTGGCGAAGCGCACGCGAGATTCGCCAATGCCGCGTTCCAGCCGCGCCGACTCGACGACGCCGATCACGTTCGCCACGGTCCACGCGCTGTGCGTGTCGAGCAGCGGCGCGGTGCCGGAATTGAGGCGCGACATGTCCACGTGCTTCGGTTCGGTGGACAGGCGTTCGATGTAGCGCGTGCCCGTCATCCAGTCGAACCGTTCGACGTCGGCGCCAGTGGTCCAAGTGAGATCGACGGTGCGATCGTCGACGTTGATTGCCCCGACCTCCGCGCGGAAGTCCAGCGGCTGAAGCTCAATCGTCTGCAGGTCCACGGTCTGCAGGATGGGCGCCCTTTAGCTGTGCCGTCTATTTGCTGACTACAGAAGTCCGGTCGACGTAGGACGCGAGGGCGCCACGGATCACGCTGTCCACCGACCGATCGGACCGGAGGGCGGTGCGGCAAATCGCGTCGTACACCGCTTCCGGTAGGCGGACGCTGCGAATCACCACGGGGCCATCGATCACGCGTGGACGCCCGCGCCGGTTGCGCAGGTGAGGGCCAAAGATCGCCCGATTGTCAGGCGAGACGATCATCGCCCACCTTGCAGGACGCGGAGACGACGCTCCGCGTCGGCGTCCTCCTCGGCATCCGTCGGGGTCGCCGCCGTTGGCGACCGGCCCTGTCCCTGCGCTTGGCCGGCTTGGGTCATCTTCCGCGGGTCGCTGTCGCTGACGATCCCGAGGGCATCGAGCTTCTTCTGGTCGGCGGCGATTTCGGCGAGCAGCTCGTCAGGGTCGTACCCGCGCTCGCGGATGGCCTCGGACAGCGAGATCAGCGTGGACCGGACCAGGCGCTGGTAGGCGAGCCCCTCCTTGTCCGGCTCGATCATCGGCATCGGCGGCGCGGTCCAGTGGGCCGCCGGCGACGTGCGCGCCAGCCCCATGACGACCGCCGCCTGCATTGCCCAGGCCCACGCCGGATCGCAGAACTGCGGGACCAGCATCCGCCAGCGCCGATCCTCGACCTGCCCCCAGATCCGCAGGCGCGACATGCGCGCCGCGCTGAAGGGGAGATCTGCGTAGTCGCCGGTGAAGTCCTCGTAGGTCACCCCGAGGCCCGCCGCCTGCGACCGGAGCGACGCCTCGGCATACGCCGGGTAGTCGGTGGCGGACGGCGGCGGGACGATGTCCACCGACTTGCCCGCCGACACCGTCTTGATGAGCCCCGGCTCCAGCCAATCGACCGTCGGATCGTCGCTGCTCGTCGTGCCCAGCGGGGCGGCGCTGCCGTCGACGTCGCTCAGGATCACCGCCAGGCACGCGGCGATCTTCTGCTTCATGAGGGTGGCGTCTTCGAACTCGTCGAAGTCTTTCATGCGCAGCAGCACGGGGGCGAACCACGAGGCCCCGCGCGCCGCGCCTGGCCGCGTCGGCTTGTAGATGTGCAATACGCCGTCTGCTGGCACGCGCACCGACGACGGGGTCACCCACGCGGAGTTCCCCGGATGCTCCGGGTGCAACCAGTAGGCGACCCGCTGCCCGATGGCGTTGAACTCCACCCCATACACGATCCGACCGCCGCCGACCGTCGAGAGTCCGTGCTTTGTGGTGTCGAGGAAGTCCGCCTCGAGGACCTGGATCTGCAGCGGGATCGGCAGCCCGTCCTCTGGTCGTCGCAGGCGACGACGCACCAGCACCTCGCCGTCCTGCACGACGGCGCGCATAACGAGCTTCTGCAGGCCCGCGAAGTCGCTCCGGCCGTCGGCATCGCACGCCGTCGAGTTGGCCCAGGCGTCCCACGCCTCTTTGACGCGCGGGGCCGCCGGGCGCGGTTTCGCCGTCAGCCCCCAGCCGACCGTTTGGTCGACGATCGTGGTGACGGCGGATTCCGCATACGGATTGTTGCGGACCAGGTCGCGGGCGACGTCGCGCAGCCGGCCCACGTGCGGGCCGGTCGCGGCGCTTCCGTCGGTGCTGCCTCGGTGCCAGCCGCTGGTGCGCCGGCCATTGGCCGCGCCTTCATAGTGGCGGGCCAGAAGGTCGACGGCGAGGCGCGCGCGCACGCGGTTCAGGGTCCAGGCCGGCGCCACGGTCCGCGTGACGCGATCCAACCAGGTGAGGCGTGCGCTCGGCAGCGGCATGACGTCAGACGCCCTTGGTGACCGCCGCGTAGCGGGTGCGCGTGCCGTTCGTCGCCGCGGCGATGTCTGCGGCCATGATGGCGCGCAGGCGCGTCAGCTCGTCGAGCGAACGGAAGCGCGTCGACTGCTGCTCGAACTGTGTCTGTTCGATGATGCCGAAGTTGCGGATGTCGGCGTCGAGGGCGTCGAGATCGGCTTGAGTGAAGGCCACGGGCGTGCCCGATGCGGATTATTGGGCACTCGCCGCTGCTGACGTATCCGATTATGCGGGTGATTTCACGGACACGCCGCCCGCCGGGCCTCGTCGTAGCGCTGCAACTCGCCCAGGGGAATCCGGTAGACCTTTCCGTCGCGAAAGCCCTTGATGCGCCCGTCGTCGATGCGGGCCCGGACGGTCCTCTCATCGATGCCGAGAAACGCGGCCGCCACCGCGAGGCCGACCTGGGCCCGCGGGTGCGTGTCGATGTCCTCGATGCGCGGCTCCGGCCGCCGTCCTCGCCGGCTCATCGTCGCCTCCTGAGCCAATCGCGCCGGTGCGCCACCCAGCCAGGTCGCCTCGCCGACGGCGGTGGGGGCGCTGGTGGTGGAGTCGGCGGGGGCGGCACGTCCGGGGGCGGCACCGCGCCGATCGCCTTCTCGAGCGCGACCCAGTCCG